TTGAATTATTATGAGGCCAATTATCCGTATTATGCCCTGTTGAAAGCATCCAATAAAAATGAAGCAATCACATTATACAACCTAACAATTGGAGAATTAATAGATGAAGAAGAAATGATAGAAGTTAGTCGAGATTATGCCCTTGCAATGTTTACCAGCGGACGTACAGAAGAAGGAAAAATAATTGGAATTTACGAAATTATTTTAGAATTTAATTGTGACAATAAAAAGGTTCTACTTATTGATAGTGCATTGTCTTAAAATCTTCTTGTTGGTATCCTTTTACTATGGAAATTTTTTCTTAGGGAGGATATCGTAAATGAGGTATAGAAAAATAAATATGAAGGTTTTATAATAAGAAAGGTTTTAGAAAGGGAGGCGATTATAAATTATGTTAAAAGATTGTATGGAGATTATTGAGAATAAGCTTAACTATGAGGAATTACAAAAATTATCTCGTACCCTTTATGGTTTATATGACCCTTTCTTACTTGATTTGAAAATATGGTCCCTTATCCAAGAAACTTTACCTAAAGAGACATTTGATCATATTGAACCTTTTAAAAATAAACTGGTAGGCCATGCTATAGTAAACGAATTAGTGATAAAATATTTTCCTGGGGAAATTACCATCAAATATAATTTTATTAAGAACTATTTAAATCGCATAAACGAAGTCACTACATTCGAATTAAATGTGGGGTCAAGTAGGTTAGATATTGGCAGAATTAACGGGAAGTCCATTGCTTACGAAATTAAGACCGAATTGGATTCGTTAGATAAGTTGGATAAACAAATAAAAGATTACAGCAAGGTATTTGAGTATGTATATATAATTATTCATCCTATACATTATAATAAAGCAGCTGCAATAATTCCTAGCCATTGTGGAATTATTACATATAATTTGAAAAGGGATACTTGTAAATTTCACTTTAGAAAAAAAGCTGAAAAAAACAAATCCATTTGTCCTAAAGAACAATTAACAACTTTAACAAAAAAAGAATTGGATTGGGCTTTAAGGCAAATGGGGGAATATAATATTACTTTGGATAAGATACAAAAAGAAGAATATATTTTTGAAAAATTTTCTCAAAGTAAAATAAACACCCTGTTTAAGAGGGTGTTAAAGAAAAGATATAATTCAAAATGGGAGCATCTTTGTGATAATTTTGTAAATATAATGCCTGTAGATGTGCAGTCATTTTTTATGACACAAGCCGACCCTTATTGGGTTTATTATAAGAATTCTTCCATGGTATAAAGGTAATGGCTACAAGCAAAGCCTTTCCATTCCGGCTGGCTATTACCTTTTTTTAGTTTCTTTTGTATATTGCTTACGTTACAACACCCATTGCAGTTAGTCTTATGAGTAACAGAGAATTCATTCCATACAGCCGATGTGGTAATGGAAGGGACCACAATGGTTTCAAATGAGTCTGCTTGTTGCAAAACCCCTTTAAACCCAAAATAAGAATTAGCATTCCAGGAATACATAATATAACCTGGGCTAATCATACCACCCTTTTTTAACTCATCTTTTTTTACTCCGCAATAATCTCCGAAAGCTGAAAAGCCTAGATTACGGTATTCAGTTAGTAAACTATTATCTGCTTCTTTTACAATTTTTCCATGATCCAAATCGACATTTGTTAATTTTCTTGGTATTGAGGATCTAATCAGCACTGTACTAATATTCTTTTGTAAAGCCAAGCTTTGAATAGTTTTATACATTTGTGGATTAATTGGATGAGAATGAGAAGCTTCATCAATATCCAACAATACAATATCCCCTTGTTTAACAAGACCACTAATTTCATTAATTGCGTTGTTAAACATGCTTGGATAAAGTCTATAAGCAATTTGATTATAATACTTTCTTAAATGTGTATCTTGCGATGTTAGGTACTGATTAATATATGGAGAATTTGGATCATACGTAACAACCGGTATAATTTTATCGCTCTTATTAACTAACCTTTGATCAGACAATAAATTATATCTTGTTTTTGGATTAGCTAAAATCGGAGTTAAAAAATCAAGAACAGGCTTAATTGTTGCATTTCCTAATTTAAGGTACATAGGAAAATCCACCATTACCTTAGTGTTTAAATTTCCTATATCAGCAATTAGTTGGTCAATTGTATCATTTTTACTTCTTGTCGTTGGCTTCTCTGTAACAATTTCAATCAAAGGAAGAATTTTATTACTAATGGATGTTGAAGCTAATGCTTTTCTTTCCTGGCTTCTAAAACGAAATACTGGTACATACTTAAAATTCGACAGAATATTTCCCCCCTCTTTTAATATCACAAAAGCTCCCTATTAAATTGTACAATTAACACAAATAAAATAACACAATAACTTCCAACAATTATGAAATTTGTCAAAAGATAGCTAAAAATAGAACCTCCATTTGATAGTGGAGTGCTAAAAAAAATTGGTCATTTTCAAAAAAAAAAAGCCACCCATTATTTGGCTAAATACCAAAAAAAATTAGGAAATTAGGGACGAAATACAAGGAATGGGTTGAAATAACTTACTCTTACTTAAAAAAACACCCCATACGGGGCGTTTTTTTGTTTTTGGTATTTAAAACTCTTATTTATATACTGCATATGACTGTTTTATTAATGCAGAATTAGCATATAAATCTACCAACTTTACAGTTCCAATTAAAGTTACTGCAACGGACGCAATACCTACTCCATTATAGCCGGCAAGGGTCCACTTATAATCCCCTTGAGCGTTAACATCATACCCTACTTTTTCGGCACGTGCGTCCGTTATTTTTGTTGAACCTGATACAGTAGAAGGGAAGACTGCGTAAGAACCTGCTTTAGATGTACTTGTCATTGTTATTCCACTTGAATTTAATTTATAAAACATGTTTAAAACCATGTGAGTGTCAGGGTAAAGAAGGTGATAAAACGCATAATCAATTTTATAAACCTTATCACCGAAGCTTTGAGTTAATTGCTTGCTAGTCGGAGTTGAAGCCAATGTAACCATATCTCCAGTGCTTATTGGGAATTCTTTAGTAATAACGGGTGACTCAAGATCTTTAGATACCGTTAAGGTAACTAGACCATTGCTTTCAGTTTCACTAGTAATTTCAAATGATTCTCCATTCAAAAGGCTTGCCTCTTCGGATAATTCATTTACAGCCTCTTGAAATTCGTTTGATAATTTAAGTATGTAAGCATCTAAGACTGAGGGATCAGTATTTTCAAATATAAATTGTCTTTCAACTTCTTCAGGCAGGGTATTATCACTCTCAAAGAAAGCAATTTTATCTTCTAATGCCCCTAAAGTATTGATTTCAAATCCTTCCGCATTTCCTTTCAAAACATTGGTTGAAGAAATAATGAAGATACTGGAACAAACAATAAAAATTTTTTTAAACATTCTGTACATCCTCCTAAATTTGTAATATGATACAAATGAACAATAACATATTTTTACTATTTTATAGATATTTTTCCCAAAAAAGTCAAAAAAAGTTAACAAATAGGAGGTTAAAATGCTTATTCGACTTAGAATCCCATTAATTCTCTTGACTTTAGGTTTAATGTCTGGTATCTTTCAACTTTTTTCATCCTTTTTACCAGAGAACTACATTTATTTAAGCTTCATATTTTTACTTCCAATTGGGATTGCTATTTATGTTTTTGAAAAAACAAATTTAGCTGAAAAAAAAGTGCCCTTATCATTTGGTATTCTTTTGGTAGTTGTTGGAGTTATTACTGACTTTATTATGAAATAACTTAAGACAGACAATCATACTAGGACAAGTTTGGGCAAAATCATCTTCTTCGGAAGATGATTTTTTTGGTTCTATTCATCCTTAAAATGGTGGAAGAACGCCTGGTTGGCGCCGCTATAGTTAATTCAAAATATCAAATTGAAAAGTTATAATTTACTAGTTAATTAATCAAAAATTTAGTATAATGGGCTTATGAATAACTGAATAAGTCCGAGATCGAGAATAAAACGTGAGGGCACTGATTAAAAGCATTTTTTGCTATTAATTAGTGTCCTCTTTTTATATTTATAGGGAGGGAAGATGTTGAGCAATCCACTTGTTATTAACCATAATACTTTTGGTGAGTTGCTGATTATTGTAGAGCATGGTAAGCCACTGTTTCCAGCTACAGAAGCTGCAAAAACACTTGGCTATTCAAACCCTCAAAAAGCCATTAGGGATCATTGCAAGGAAGATGGGTGCACGATTCGTTCAGTCACCGATTCAATGGGAAGACCCCAACAAAAGAAATTCATCAATGAGGGGAATTTATATCGGTTAATCGTTAAGTCCCACCTGCCAGAAGCAGAACGGTTTGAAAGGTGGGTCTTTGATGAAGTACTTCCGACAGTTAGAAATACGGGCGGTTATGTATCTAATGAAGATATGTTTCTCCAAACATATTTACCCTACGCGGATAATCAAACTAAAATGCTGTTTAAAGCAACATTAGAAACCGTTCGGAAACAAAATGAGCAAATGGCAATCATGCAGCCCAAAGCAGATTACTTTGATGCTCTTGTCGACCGGAATCTTCTAACGAACTTTAGAGATACAGCTAAAGAACTGCATATCGGAGAACGAGGCTTCATTAAATGGCTCCAAGAAAATGGGTTCGTATACCGGGACCTTTCGGGGAAACTAAAACCGTATGGGAAACATGTACCGGAATTATTTAATATCAAAGAGTTCGAAAGGAACGGGAAAGCCGGAGTACAAACTTTAATAACTCCTAGAGGCAGGGAAACATTTAGACTGTTACTAGAAAAAGCAGTTTCATAATTTGTCCGAGATCGAGAATAAAACGTGAGGGCACTGATTGGCCAGGCAAGTATTTGCTGTTGGCTGATTGGTGCCCTTTTTATTTGGGGAAGGTGAGGAGGATGAGAAGCTTGCAGAGCGAGCTTGGTAAATGGGCAGCAAAGAATAGCCATAAAATCAATTCAGACAAAAAAGAAAAGCTAGAAGGGTCAAAAAGAAAAGAGAAGCTTTCGACAAGAGAAATTAAAGATTTAATGGGAACTTTTCAGCCTACATATAAACGCTCAAAAGGCGGGGCCATTAGACAAAGATAACTATAAAAAGAGGTGGGGAAATGGGAAATCAAATCAATTTTAACTTGCCGTCCATTGATCGTGAGGCCACCAAGAAAGCAGTAGAAGCAGCATTAGAAAAATACAGGATATTCTTGCTTACACAATCCCCTGACAAGCAACCTAAAGTTACACAAAACTTTTCAATGGAAATGCCTGCTTACTCAAATCAATTTCATTCCTCTACAGAAGAAGCAGCAATTAAAAACGCTGATTATGAGATGGAGAGGGAGCAATACATTAGAAGAATTGTTTTAGCTGTCAATCGGTTAAGTCATTGGGAAAGATCCATAATCATTATGCGCTACATGTCCCAGGAGGATTATTACGATTATGAACTGTATAACGAGATGGGAATGAGTGAGCGTAAATATTACCGTCTTAAGGCCAAGGCTTTCTATAGATTAGCATTTGCCCTGAAAGTTGAAGTATATGAAGAGGGCGTGACAGCATGAACTTTGTACAGCCAATAAGGGACCCGGAAATCATAGCAGGTATAAAACAATATCTAAGGGATGAAAGTGATCGCAATTACATGCTGTTTGTTTTAGGAATTAATTCAGGCCTTCGTATATCTGATATTTTGCCACTTAGGGTAAAGGATGCTCAAAAATCGCATTTTACTTTAAGAGAAACAAAGACAGGCAAACAGAAACGTATCCAAATCACCCCTTCATTAAAGAGGGAACTTAGACGGTATACAGATGGGAAGGATGAAAATGAATTCCTTTTTAAAAGCCGGGAAGGCTATAATAAGCCGATTGGCAGGAGCATGGCATATAAAATACTACGTAATGCTGGGGAACGGTTTGGGCTGGATGAAATAGGTACACACACGCTTAGAAAAACGTTCGGCTACCATTTTTATCACCAGACAAAAGATGTAGCCATGTTGCAGGAGATATTTAACCATAGCTCACCAAAGATTACTTTAAGGTATATTGGCGTTGATCAGGACAGCATGGACAAAGCCATGAGTAAGTTCAAAATATAAGAGACCGTTTGCTTAAATGCAGACGGGTATTTTTTTGTCATCATCTTTTAGTTAACCATAAAAAGTTGTTGTGTAATTCATTTCCAATAAACGCTACAATAGTATTGACATCAAGGCTTACAGCCTTTATATGAATTCAACAAAATATAAGATATGGATAACTAAAAGGAGAAGATTAAGATTGAAGGATAAAAAGGTTGGAGCCGAGCATTTAATCTATATGATTATTATCTTTGTTATTTTTATTTCTTTTACCTTGGTCCTGTCATTTGGAGATATACCAAATGCAAATAGTATTTTGGGGGTTGCAGCAACAGTTTCCTCTATTATTTTATCTATTATTGCAATATTACTTTCATTAATTGATGTGGCTGGACAAAGACAATCAGTTGTTGACTTGAAAGAAACAGCGGATAAATTAAATGCAACTTCAGCGAAGTCACAAGACCTGTTGTTAGAAATGATAAATAAAATTGAACAAATAGAAGTAATTAGGGATTCTTTATTAGAGGATAGTGTAGCCAATGCTGAGTGGCGCAAGGAAGTGCAAAATTCATTAGAAGCAATTAAAGGGACCGGTAATGGGGAAAATAAAATCGTGGTAGATTTACTTAAGAAAATCGAGGAATCTAACAACGATTATAAATACAAGCAACTCAGCCTTTCGGACATTTTCGATATGGATCTTAAGCCAATACAAACTACAGGAAGTACAAATATAGCTAGAAATATAAATGTTATTAATGATTATATTTATAGAAATTATCTTCGAGGTAGTAGCGAAAAACTAAATACATTAGTAGATAAGATAAGAGAAGAAACCGGTTTAAACAGGACAAGAATTAAGTATGCAATTAATAAGCTTATTGACAACGGAAATTTATCCAAAACAATATCATCCAAAACACAAGAAGAATATATTCACATAAATTAATAAATGGCAGATTAATGGCAGACAAACGGCAGAGCGCATGGTTAAATTCCTGTTAATATGATATTACGGCAAGCTAAGCTTCCTTCTATATGAGGGGAGCCTTTTTTATTTACTCCAATCCTGGCCACGGCTGCCTGTTTGGGCGGCAGACCGTAGCTTTCGTTTACCCTCCTTTCACGTCCGTGACTGTAGCGGATAAGGATTGGATCGCAGCGGCTATGCTGCCCGCCGAAGTAAGAGGTGGCAATAAGTCATGTATTAATTGTGTGTAAAACACGAACAATTCTGACAATGGGTCCTTCCCAGGGAGGTACCCCATGCGGGGCTAGCGAGCCCCGGAATTCCGCTCCATGAAATAAAAAAATTTTACTTCGGAACTTCGGAATGGAGGTGAGTTTATGGGCGGGTTTAAAAAGGAAAATGGGAAGGTTGTTATTTCTACAAAAGAGTTATGCGAGTTGCTCGATGTTAGCGACAGAACGCTTACTGACTGGAAAAGGCAGGGGCTGCCCCAGCACAAACGGGGTTGGTGGGGCCTGAAGCAGGTCCTCAAATGGCGCGGGGAAATTTACAATGGCGATTCCGAAGTAAGCAAGGCCATAAACTTGCAACAGAAGAAGTTGGAGGCAGAAGTTGCATTTAAGGAAGCTCAATCGGAATTGACTAGGATAAAAACCGATATTGCAAACGGTAAATACATTGAGAAGGAATTGGTCGAGGCAGAATTGTCTCGATTTTTTCTTATCTTTAAAAAGTCTGCGATGTCCCTACCCAGGAAACTCGCAGGAGAAATTAGTTCATACGTAGACCCGATCGAGGCCAGGAAGATTGAAAAGGGTTTGTCCGATACGGTAAATGATGCTTTAGAGCAGATGAGTGTAGATGGGGTTTATCATGCGAAGAAAAAAAGAAAATAATCTTCCGGATTACATCGCCAAACCCCTTCGCTTCCTAAGGCCGCCGGAAAATTTAACAGTCAGTGAATGGGCGGACAAATACCGGATGCTTGATAGCAAATCATCTGCAATACCGGGGAGATGGAATAACTCCATAACTCCGTACTTGGTCGAGATAATGAATGAGTTCAATAATGTTGAAACTGAGGAAATTACATTTGTTAAGCCAACACAGGTTGGCGGGACGGAAGCTCTTCAAAATATGCTGGGCTATGTCATAATGCAGGATCCTTCTCCAGTCATGATAGTCTATCCTACAGATACTCTGGCCGAAAGCATTTCAGAGAACCGTCTCCAACCTATGCTGATGAATTCCAAAGGACTTAAAGGAAAGTTTCGTAAATTAGAATCAAGCCGGTTAGAGTTGCAATGTGATGGAATGTATATCAGCTTAAACGGGGCGAATTCACCGTCCTCACTGGCAAGTAAACCTATTCGCTTTTTGTTTCTGGATGAAGTGGATAAATATCCAGGAGCAAGCAAAAAAGAAGCTGATCCTATAAAGCTGGCCAAGGAAAGAACCAAAACGTTTTCAAATAAAAAGATTTTCCAAACCTCAACGCCTACACTTAAAACCGGACATATCTGGAAAGCAAAAGAAAATGCTGATGTGGTTAAACACTATAAAGTCCCATGCCCCCATTGTGGTGATTATATCGAATTGCAGTTTAAGCAGATAAAATGGCCAAAGGAAGAGGGTATGAGTAGTGCCGACCGTGCAGAATTTGCAAATTACATTTGCCAAGAATGCGGATGTATTATTACGGATCAGCATAAACCTCAAATGCTTAGATACGGAAAATGGGAGACAGTGGAACAAAGGACTAAGTTTCCCCGTAAAGTAGCCTATTGGATGAACACCCTATATTCTCCTTTTGTGCGATTTGGCGAGATAGCCAAAGAGTTCCTGGCGACTAAGGACGACCCTGAAGCATTTCAGAACTTTGTCAACTCATGGCTAGCAGAGCCATGGGAGGATACAAAGCTGAAAACAAATGCTGATATGGTTTTAGAACGACAGAGCGAATATGATCAGTTCGAGATACCGGATTGGGCGGTCATGCTCACAGGAGGCGTGGACGTCCAGGAAACCAGTCTGTACTGGACGATTAGGGCATGGGGTCCGTTTTTAACCAGCCAAAATATTGCACACGGTCAAGCATTGGGCTTTGGAGAAATTGAGAATGTGATGAATGCCGAGTACAAAAAGCGCAACGGTGAATCGCTCATGGTAAGTTTGTGCGGTATTGACTCCGGCGACCAGACTGACGAGGTATATGATTTTTGTGCAATGAACAGTGAATGGGCCATTCCGGTAAAAGGGATTGCAAGTGGATTCGCTCATTTTAAAATCAGTACCATTAACAAAACATCATCCAAAGCCCACGGAACGAGACTACTTTTGGTCGATGGGGGCAAGTACAAGGATATGATTGCTTCTCGTATGAAAAAGCCAAACGGTCAAGGCTCTTGGATGGTTTATAAAAACTGTGACCGCGAATACGCCGAACAGGTGACTGCTGAGCATAAGGTCAATGTCAAGGGGAAAGGAGGACGAGTGTCCCAAGTCTGGGTTCCGAAAACTAGCCATGCCGATAACCACTACCTTGACACGGAAGTTTACGCATTGGCGGCGGCAGATGTTCTGCATGTCCGGAATATCCACCTGATGCAGGTTGAAGAGGAATCATCGGATAGCACGGCACAAGTAAACAATCAGACCATGAATTTTAACAATGCATGGTTGAAAAATGAGTCTTGGTTATAGGAGGTAGGGAATATGACATTAAATGAACAGCTGAAACAAATAAATGAGGCCATTACTGCAATTGAAATCGGCGGCCAGGAATACCAAATCGGATCCCGAAAACTCAGGAGGGCCGATTTAAGTTTGCTGTACAAGAGGCAAAAGGAACTAGAGGCACAATTGAACTATGAAATGAATCAGCAGGGAGGGCTGGCCAATACCTTCGTCGCTGAGTTCGATAGGAGGTGAATCCATTGAGTTGGCTTGATAGCGCAATTGCATTTTTATCCCCACAGGCTGGCTATAAACGGGAAGCTTGGCGCAAAGGGTATGAGGAACTTAAGAGTTATGATGCCGGGTTGAATGACCGGCTTAACGGTGGTTGGCGGACGGTCAATGCCTCGGCTGAACAGACTGACGGCATGTACAGGGAAACCATCCGAGCCAGGGGACGGGATTTGGAAAGAAACTCAGACATACAGGAAAGTATTATCGGGGCTTTTGAGCGTAATGTGGTTGGTACTGGATTTAAACTGCAGGCTAAAACCGCAGACGAGGAACTCAACACACAGATTGAGAAGCTTTGGAAAGAATGGTGCAAGCCCAGAAATTGTGACGTGACGTTTCAACAAAGTTTTTCCGAAATTTGTAGAATGGTTATTAGGCGAAAGAAAATTGATGGAGGCATTATTCTCCTAAAGCGGTATACAAAGGATGGAATCGTGCCATTCTCCCTCCAGGTACGAGAAGTTGACGATCTTGATACCATGCAAACCGGAAAAAACGGAAAGCGGGTCCTGAATGGGATTGAATACAACGAGTTTAACAGGCCAATAGCATATTACTTCAAAACTTATGATGTTTACGGTTTTTATGCGGGGAAATCAGACCGCATCGAAGCCAAGGACGTCATTTTTTTATGGAACAAGAAACGTCCTTCGCAAATCCGAGAAATCTCAGAAATGTCACCAACAATAACGCGCATTAGGGATGTTAACTCCTACATGGAAGCAGTCAGTGTAAAGGAACGGGTAGCAGCCTGTTTATCTGTGTTTATCAAACGCCAAAGCCCTACCGCGGGAAGTATCGGCCGGCAGGGAAAAAGTGCATCTACTCAATACGAGGGAAAAACACTCAGTCCAGGCATGATTATGGAATTAAATCCGGGAGACGATGTGGCAACTGTTAATCCTCCAGCTCAAGGAGCAAGCGCAGCCGACTTTGTAAGATTGCAACAGCGCTTGACGGGGAGCGGGCAGGGGATATCCTACGAAGCTGCAGCCCGAGACATGTCCCAGGTTAACTACAGCAGCGCCCGTCAGGGATTACTCGAGGATCAAAAGACGTATGCTATTGAGCAAGAATTTCTTATCGACCATCTTCTTTCGGAGGTTTATGAAACGTTTTTGATATCTGCGGTTTTGAGTGGTGCACTCCAAATCAAGGATTTTTGGGAGAAGAAGAGGGAGTACATGGAACATATTTGGACCCCACCTGGACAAAAGTGGATTGATCCTTTGAAAGAGGCAAACGCAAATAGGGTATCGCTTGAAACCAATCAAACCACTTTAGCCGAGATTGCTGCGTCAGCGGGTCAAGACTGGAAAGACGTTGTTGACCAGAGGGCACGTGAACTGGAGTATATGAAACAGAAGGGGGTGATAACTAATGACAAAGAAAAAGGATAAGTCGCTGCAACTTAACAGATACGCAACGATTAATCATAGAACAATCAACGAGGACAAGCGCCAAGTGGAATTGAGTTTTTCAAGTGAAGAGCCTTATGAACGATGGTTTGGTTTGGAAATTCTGAGTCACACGGATGGAGCACTGGATTTAACCAGGCTTAACGAAATCGGCTGCCTGCTTTACAACCATAATAGGGATAAAGTAATCGGGCGTATCGATAACGCTTGGGTTGAAGGAAACCGCGGGTATGCACTAGTGACTTTTGATGATGACCCCGATAGCGATGTAATCTACCAAAAAGTTAAAAGCGGCACGCTAAAAGGCGTTAGTGTTGGCTATAGAGTAGACAGCTGGGAAGAAGTCTCAGCCGGCAAAGCATCCAGCGACGGCCGGTTTACGGGACCTTGCAGCATTGCTTTAAAATGGCTGCCTTTTGAGATTTCCATCGTATCTATCCCTGCGGATGCTACTGTGGGGGTTGGAAGGGAGTTGGGGGACGAACTAGTTCTTCAAAAAGGTGAAGTCCCTCTATCAATCTATTACAAACAGCTTCAATTAAACCAAAATATATTAGAGGTGAATGGTAAATGACTCTACAACAAATGTTAGCTAGACAAAAAGCAATCCTTGACGCGGCAAAAGCCGAGCAAAGGAACTTGAATGAAACTGAACAGAACGAATTTAATGAGCTCCAGAGGAATATTGATGCGCTGATTTCTAAACCAGGCAATAATACTGATCCTGGCGTGTCTGTAAATGCTGAAGATATTCAACGGCAGGCAATGGAAGCGGAGCGGCAACGCTCGTTAGATATTACAAATCTATGCCGTACTTTTGGGTATGATCCCCAAGAGTATATTTCTGCTGGAACTAGCATGGACCAGGTTCGGAAGTTAATCCTTGAGAAACAAATCGCTGAAAGAAAGCCCGCCAGTGTAGGGATCATACAGGATGAAGGTGATAAATTCCGAGATGCGGCACGTGACGGGCTGGCACTCCGTGTAGGCCTGACAGTTGAGAAGCCTGCGGTAGGTGCCACAGAGCTTCGCAATCTTTCACTACGTGAGCTGGCCAAGGAATCTCTTCGCCTCGAAGGAGTAGCCAACGCTTCTCGACTAAGTGATGATGAAATTCTGCGCCAATATATGACTCCTACTAGCCTGTTTACTGGCATCCTGGATCAGACGGCTCGTACTGTTTTTGAAAAAGCTTATACAGAAGCGGAAACGACTTATCAGCACTGGACCAAACGGGGAACTTTGAAAGACTTCCGTCCGACAAAGACATACCAGGTTGGTACTGCCGGTGAATTGCTGCTTGTCCCGCAAAACGGAGAATTGAAGCATGACATGGTGAATGCGGAAGAAGGTCCACAGCGCCAACTGTTAACATTTGGCCGTCAATTCTCAATGTCGCGCCAGGCATTTATTAATGACGATGTTGACTTCATTTCAACGATTCCTGCTCTGTATGCCCAGTCTGCTCGGCTTGGCATCAATCGCTTAGTGTATCAATTGCTTGCGAAAAACCCGGCAATCTGGGACGGTAAACAATTATTCTCGGCTGACCACAACAACATTTCCGGCGTTGCATCAGCGCCATCTGTTGAGGCTCTTTCTGACATGCGCATAAAAATGCGTAATCAAAAGGCTGCAGGGGGCGATGTAAAGCTGAATATCCCTGCTAAATTTATGCTAGTTCCTACAGCGCTTGAGACGGCGGCCGGGCAGTTCATCGGATCGCCTGTGGATCCTGCTAAAACGAATCCGAATATCAAAAATCCATTCTACAATACTCTATCTATCATCAGCGATGCAGAGCTTGACGATGCATCAGCAAACGGGGCGAAGGAATGGTACATCACCGCGGATCAATTGCGCGCGCCAATCCAGGTTGATTATCTAAATGGGGTGGACATGCCTACTATAGTCATGAAACAGCCACCAGCTGGGCAACTCGGTTACCTATGGGATATTTATATTGACTATGGCGTAACAATTGTAGATTACAAGACGGCTGTTAAAAATAACGGTCAATAATGGAAAGGGTGGTAATTTACTATGCTATATAATCCTCAGGCGCAATACGTACAACGCGGCGAAGCTATCGATTATAAAAATACCAGTGGGTCTGATGTTAAGGGAAATTCAGTCGTACCCTTGACGAATAGAATCGGCGTGGCGGGATGCGACATCCCGGTTGGCGGTACAGGAAGTCTTCATGTGATTGGGGTTTTCGACTTACCTGCCACAAGTACTGAGGCTTATACTGTCGGACAAGCTGTTTACTGGAAGGAAAATTCTATTACCTCAGAGGCAGCTGGCGCGATTCCCGCAGGATGGGTGGTAGATGCGAAAGCAACGGCCGGTACAAGGGTAAAAGTAAAAATCGGATAGGGTGAATTTGATGATGATTCTTGAAGCACTCAAACCAGTTTTTATTAACGGTATAGTAGTTGAAGTTGGGGGCAAGTTTTCTTGCCCTAACGACTTTGCCGAAAAATTGGTTGAAAGTAAATCCGCCAAGCCAATTAAGGAAAAGAAAAAACAGGTGGACTAAATGAATTTTAAGGACCAGCTGAAGAAAGACCTCGACGTCTTTATCAATCCTATGGAGTTCGGTGAGATTCATACTTTAGGGAACAAAGAAGTCACTATGATTGTTGAGGAAGATACCTTCGAAAAAATTAATGACAGGGCAGATGAATTTTCAAGGGCTACCGAGAACATTTATGAATCCATAACAGTTATTTACCTAAAAGCATCTGATTACCAAAAGCCAGCAGTTGGTAAAAGGATAACTTTGGATGGCGATAAGTATTATGTAGTTGGGGCATCCATTTCGGATGGGATATTAAAAATCAATTTGTCGGCTAATGAAAGCTACGGGTGATGTGTTATGCAATTACGGGCTGAAAATATTGAAAGGTTTGAAGAGTTGCTCCATAATGCCCCTGCAAAAGCAAATGCATCTGCAGCAAAGGCAATAAAGCGAGCAGCCGACTCGGCCCGCACACAAGCAGGAAAGTCGGCTAGACTTACTTATGAAATCAAACATGGCGATGTAATCAAAACCATCAGGATGACTAGGCCGAGACCGTCTAATCTTACGGCAGAAATAAAATCTACTGGTCCGGTAGTAAAATTGTTAAGTTTTAGGGTGAATCCAAAAACGCCTAAGCGTATGAAAAAAAAGGCAATAAGAGTAAGCGTGAGAAAAGGATCTAATAAAACCTTTGATCACGGTTTTGTTGCCAAAATGGGCAGCGGCCATGCTAACGTTTTTACAAGATCCACTAAGAATCGGCTACCTATCAAAAGTAGATATGGTCCTTCTGTTCCTCAGATGCTTGGCAATGAAAAGGTCATCGGCCAAATTGAGGATAGGGCAACAGAGGTTTTGGATAACCGCCTGGAACATGAATTTAATCGATTGTTGAGAGGTTGAATATGACCCCTATTGAATTGGTAGACGCGCTGGTAACGTTTATTGAAAAAGCAGTAAAAGATTACAATCTTGCAACAAAAGTTAACGGAGTGATGAAGGTTCCTGCTGTTTATGCAGGGTACCTTCCTCCGGAAGACGATGAGGAAGAACCGCTGAAGCCGGCTGACTATCCCTTTGTCATAGTTCGTTTTCTGTCCGATACGGACGATATAGGTGAAGATGAAACTACTAATATCGGACTCATAATCGGTACTTATAGCGACGATGACCAGAACGGCTGGCGTGACGCGCTGAATATCGCAACCAGGATAAAAATCGAGCTGAAGAAAAATCCCCTCATTGGCCCGTTTTCCCTCACAGGGAAAATTAGGACAGACATCTTTGAAGAGCAACTGCGACCATTTTGGCATGCCACAATGGATTTGAATTTTCATGTTCCCCAAGCCAAACCAGAATGGAGTGATCTACTTGAGTAGAAAGAAACAGGACAATAAAGACTTACCTGAAGTTTTAGCCGCTGGGCTGAATTCAAAAGAAATTGAGCCTAACCAATTATATGAAATATCAATAGACGGCAATGGTGAAGTTATTTCACATACTCAGGCATCAGACATGACAGTCTCCCAGGAAGAGGAGGCTGTTTTTATTTATTGCGGACCCTCGAGTCATCTGATTTCACGCTATAGCAGCTATAAAAACGGCTATCCTCTGCACCTTCAGGAACATCTGGAGAAATGCCCGGTGCTAAAAAGTCTGTTTATAGTTCCAGAACTCTTTTTGGAATTCGAGAAAAGTCTGTCAGAAACGGGTAGTGTGGAAAGCATTTGGTTCGATGAGGTAAAAGAATACTTTAGAAAGGTGGTTTCGTAATGGGTTATAAACATGGCGTTTACTCTTATGAACCCTCGGACGGATCTTCGTCTTTAATTTCTCCCATAACGGCTACTGCTGGTTTAAAGGTAGTCGTCGGTACAGCGCCAATTAATTTGGCAAAATCGACTGAATATGTAAATAAGCCTTTCTTAGCTAAGAATTTTAATGAAGCTGTTGAGGCTTTAGGGTATTCGTATGACTGGGACCACTATACATTATGTGAAGATATGGATGCCTCCTTCCGTCTTTATGGAATTGGCCCCGTAGTTTTTATTAACGTATTGGACCCTTCAATACACAAAACTGAAGAAAAGAAAGAAATCAATATCATCAATAAAAAAGCTGCGATTGAAGATAAAGGAATTTTACTGGATTCACTGAGTGTTAAATTAGCTGAAATTGATGAACAACCGTTAGTAAAAGGCAAGGACTATACTGCTTCTTTTGATGAAATCGGACAGGTTATTATTGCAGCTATTCCAGGCGGAGCAATTCCTGCTAACCAAACTACATTCTCTACTTCTTATACCAGACTTGATCCCTCAATGGTAACCGATACTGACATAATTGGCGGGATAGATGTGAATACTGGAGCAGCCTCTGGGTTAGAACTAATCAATAGTGTTTTCCCTATATTCGGTTTGGTGCCTGGACAGGTTCTTGCTCCTGGGTTTAGTGAAAATCCAACAGTGGCAGCGATTATGAAAGCAAAGGCAAACAATATTAATTCGTTTTTTAAGGCAATGTCAGTTGAAGACGTAGATAGTGGTGAAGCCAATATTTATACAAAAGTAGCTGATTGGAAAACAAAAAATCAATATAATTCTTCAAATGAAATCCCTTGTTGGCCAAAAGTTGCTTTGAACGATAAAGTTTACCACTTGTCTACTCATGCCTCTTGCGCAATGGCCTTGGTTGATTCACAAAATGATGATATGCCTTTTGTAAGTCCATCCAATAAGCCTATTCATATTAATAAAACGGTATTAAAAGATGGAAGGGAAGTTAATCTTGGACCTGAACAAGCCAATTATTTAAATGGTCAGGGTATTCTAACCGCTCTGAACTTTATCGGTGGATGGAAGGCATGGGGGAACAGAACTGGAGCTTATCCTGAGAATACTAATGTGAAAGATTCGTTTATCCCTGTCCGTCGTATGCACAATTGGATTTCGAATTCAATTATCTTAACAACGTGGGAAAAGGTCGATGATCCAACCAATAATACCCTGATTGATACCGTTGTGGATAGCCTCAACATGTGGCTGAATGGTCTTGTCTCCACTGGTGCCTTACTTGGGGGAAGGGTTGAATTCAGGCAAGATGAAAACCCAATAACAGATTTGCTCAACGGAACAGTTCGCTTCCATGTGTTTTTGGCAGAGCCGACACCTGGGGAGAATTTTGAGTTTATCGTAGAGTTTGATGCCACTTACTACAACCGTTTGTTCCAATAAGAAAGGAGCCTAAATAATGGGTCTAATACCTGAAAAATTAAATGATTTTAGGGTTTTTGCCAATGGCATGCCAGACTTGTTGGGAGTTGCAGATCTGCAGCTCCCTTCTTTAGATGCAATGACAGAAACAGTTAGTGGAGCCGGCATCGCCGGCGAATATGAATCTCCGAACTTTGGACATTTCCAGAGTATGAAATTCACTATTAACTGGAAAACAATCACAAACGAATTGGTAGAGTTTCTAAAGCCAGGTCCTATTAGTATCGACTGCCGGCTAGCCAATCAAATGTATGATCAAAAACTCGGTAAGCAACAGTTCAAAGCTAGCCGCGTCTTGGTCAAAGGGCCTAAAACGAAGAATGATCTTGGCAAGGCTGCAAAGAACTCGCCTTATGAAGGATCGACCGAAATTGAAGTTTTGTACTTAAAGGTTGAGTATGACGGAAAAGTCCTAGTTGAATTGGATAAAGTTAACTATATCTACAAAGTTAACGGTACTGACTATATGGCCGAAATTAGAAAAGCTTTAGGAAAGTAGGGATTACAAGTGGAAGTGAACCTGGTAAAGCCTATCACTCTTGATGGCGTAAAAATAGAAACTCTTGATTTGAAATTAGAAGACCTGACAGGCGAAGACATTCTTAAAGTCGATTTAGAATTGAGGGCTGAGGGCAACCCCCGCGGTCTTGATGATGTCTTTAACCAAAACGCGCTATTGAAAATGGCATCCAAGGCTTCTGGAATTATTGTAGACGATCTTAAAAAGTTGTCTGCACCTGATTTTCTTGAGGTTACTTTTAGTGTGAGAAATTTTTTGCTGGGATTGTCGGGGAATGCGGAGGAGCAAACGAGTTCCGTAGAATCCTCTTCAAATTAGCGGCCAGCAGCTATACCAGCATTGAATTCTGGGAGACAAAAACTATCAGGGAACTTGAAGCATGGAAGGAAGCCCTGGCCGAGGAGGTAGAATCCAATGGCTAAATCATATGAAATGCGTTTTGTGATTGGAGGAAACCTGGCCAGGTCTTTCTCCAATGCATTCTCCAGTGCAAAAACAAGCCTGACTGGACTGAAAAATGAAACAAGACAAACCCAAAAGACTTTAGATCAACTTGGGAGAGAATTCAGGCAGGGGAAAATAAGTGAAGACCAGTTTAGGACCTCTACAGAACGGCTTACACGGGAACTCGGACGGCTGGAAAGGGCCCAGAAGCGGGTAGGTTCACTGAAAACGACTTTTAGTGAAGGTGCGACAAAGGTAAGACATGCAGCTGGTATAGCCGCGGTAGGGACGGCGGCTGTAGCAACAGGACTTGCATATAACTCCCTGAATGAAGCCGGTGATTTCGAATCGCAAATGACAAAGGTTGGAGTTAAAGCAGAAGCCTCAAGAGCGGAAATGGATAAGCTGAGAGAATCGGCTTTATATTTAGGTGCTGAAACCAGTCTTTCCTCTTCTCAAGTCGCTGTCGCCATGGATGAGCTTGCAGCAAAAGGTTTTAATACAAATAAAATTCTCAGTGCCATGCCAGGAATCATTGCGGCAGCTGAGGCATCAGGAGAAGATTTGGGTCTAACCTCAGAAGTTGTAACATCTGCATTGAATGCTTTTGAATTGCAAGCCGGAAAAGCAAATCATGTCGCAGACGTAATGGCGATGAGCGCAAATAGAACGGCCGCCGGGGTTGCGGATCTTGGCTATTCGTTTAAGTATGCTGCACCAGTGGCTAAGACACTTGGAATTACCCTTGAAGAGTTGGCCGCCAGTACTGGTATATTGGTCGATAAAGGGTTAAGTGGGGAGCAAGCGGGAACTTCCTTGCGGATGGCTTTGAGTCGCTTAGCGAAGCCGCCTAAGGAAGCTAAAAAAGCCCTCGATAAATTAGGTATTTCCGTCGTCGATAAAAACAAGAAATTTAAGAGTATGGCCCAGTTATCTGAGGAGTGGGGTAAATCCACGAAAAAACTAACCCAGACTCAAAAAGTCCAATACGCAGCTGCGATATTTGGCGTGGAGGCAGCGTCAGGAATGCTTAACCTCTTTTCGGGCGGGCCTGAGAAAATCAATGAAATGACCAAGGCGCTTGAGAACTCATCAGGAGCTGCAGCAACAGCGGCCAAGGCCATGAAAGACAACTATTCAGGATCACTGGAACAATTGTCGGGAGCGATAGAATCGGCTCAAATTAAGTACGCAACCCCTATTCTTCCGGTACTTAAAGAAGTGTTTAATGGGATAAACGCTTCTTTGACAGCAAATTTGGGTGGGATTGAAGCAGCAGGAGAAAGAACAGCCAGGGCTCTTAGTCAGATATTTGAACCACTGACAGCCCCAATCGAAAAGCCCGTATTAACACAGGACATCAGGCATGACCCCGAAATGTTTAAGCAGTATCAAAAGGATTTAGCAAACTACGCTAAGTTTGGCGGAATGGACTTCGGCGACAAGGTAGTCTATATGCTAGATGAAGCTGCTGTAAAAATCGAGAAATGGCTTTCGGGATCCGGCGGAGACAGTATGAATAAAATCTTCACAAAGCTCGGAGAAATTGCAGCAAAAGCTTGGTTGGCTGCATTTGAAGGAACTGTGAAATCAACCGGTAGTAATCTTGTCCAAGGGAATTTTGCTGCAGCTGCAGGGATGGGGACACTGGCTTGGATAATGGGTGGTGGAGCGTTAGTTAGAGGAGCTTGGGGTGCCGGCAAGTGGGGATACGACAAGATAAAAGGTCGGAAACCACCTGCTGCTGCAACTACAGTTCCTACAACGCCGAGCTCTAAAACAGGGTCACGTTCAGATAAGCATTCAGGCAATAGTAGTGCAAAAAAGCAGCTTGTAGAGTCTAAAACCACAAAGGCTGCCGGAAAGAGTGTAGTTAAAGACGGTAGTAAACAATTCTTTAAAAGGACTCTTGGACCGCTTGGGCAACTTATGTTAATTAATGAACTGACCAATGCAACAGATGAAGTAGCCGACTGGGCATTTGGGCATAAAAAAGGAAGTTCAAAACCCAAAAAACTATTCAGTAATCCCTTTGACTTCACTCCGGAAAGATACACTGACACAAGAGTAGGAGCAATTCCGAAACTATTTGGGTTTGGCGGTCCAAAGGAAGAAAATAAACAAACTGTAGTTAGATCACACCGTCGAACCGTTGCTGCTGCCCAACCTCCTATTCAGAATGCGACTGTCCAAAATAATAAGTCCGTTGATACATCTGGAGTTAACGCTGCAATGCAAAGTCTGCTGCCGCAAATCCAATTAGCTACCAAGAATTTTTCTTCCTTAGCTATGTATTCCGGACAAGCCAGTAACCAACTGGTCGGACCGGTAACCGAACTGTCCAATAACGCAAAGGTGGCAGCGTTCAATTTTAGTCTCCTTACAATGTATGCGGGGCAGGCAAGTGGACAGATTGCGGGCTCGGCGTTTGACTTGTCTAACAATATTAAATCGGCAACGTTTAATTTTTCTGTCCTCACAATGTACTCGGGACAGGCAAGCGGATGGATTGCTGGGGCTTTTTGGGACATTAAAACCAAAGCTGGTTCAGTGGCGCATAACCTAGATATATTAACAGGATATGCCGGCCAGGCAAGCGGCTGGTTAGGCTCTTTAAACGGGATTCAATCGGCCGGGGAACGAGTCATAAAAGCGCTGAATAATTTGGAACGGAGAATCAATAATATTCAATTGCCAAGTGTGAATACCAAGAGGGTGAGCTATGATGGTTAAAACTTATACTACCTTACAGGGTGACACCTGGGATTTGATTGCATACCGGACATGGGGGAGCGAATATTTGCTCCCTCTTTTATTTGAAGCTAATTATAAATATCGAACTGTAGTGATTTTCCCAGGAGGAATCGTTCTGAACATACCTGAAGTTGATACATCTGAAATTACAGATAGACCAGAGTGGCTGAATGAAGATGATGATGAGTTTTTAGAGGATGAGGAACTATGATTGACAGTAGACGAACATATCTTTCTATCAGCTATAACGGCAAAAACATCAATTCGGGTTTGGACGAACACTTGAAAGATTGGATTTATACTGACAATTTAAGTGGCCAGATCGACGACTTGCAAATAAACCTTGAGGACATTTCCCGCAAATGGTTGGGTAGCTGGTTTCCGAGTAAAGGATCTACATTGAACGCGACAATTTATAAGCAGAATTGGAAAGGTAGCACCATAAAAGCTCCTCTTGGTAAGTTTGAAATTGACGAGATTGAAGCTAAACCGGGAGAGGTAAAAGTCAAGGCCTTAGCTGTGTCGGAGACTTCGAGCCTGCGGGGGCAGTTTAAATCAAAAGCTTGGGAAAAGACTACTCTAAAAGTGGTAGCTGGAGATGTCGCAAAACGAAACGGTATGAAACTGTACTATCAGGCAAATGACAATCCGAAAAAAGACAGGTATGAGCAGGAAGGCGAAACAGATTTAATGTTTTTGCATCGGTTGTGTCAGGATGAGGGTTTTTGTTTAAAGATAACCAACAAGTCGATTGTCATCCTTGATGAGGAAGATTACGAAAGAGCATCTGTAGTAGCCACAATAATATGGCCAAGCAATGAGACAGATGAAACACAAGTCCTTGACTGGTCAGCGAAAACAACGCTTAGCGGAGTATACAAATCATGCCGTGTAGAACATAAAGTAAGTAAAAAAAAGACTATCAAGGCAACGTACACGCCGCCAAAGCCACCCAATGTTGGCCGTGTCCTCATAGTCAAAGAGCAGGTTAAATCGGTGGCAGAAGCTCAGCGGTTGGCCAGAAAGCGTCTTAGGGAAGCAAACAAGGAGGCTACTACCGTTTGGCTTAAGATAGCATCGGAAAAACACTTTTACGCCGGCAACACTGTTAACTTAAAAGGATTTGGAAAGTTTGATGGTAAATATATCATTTCGCAGGCTTCCCATTCACAGGACGACACTGAACTTAAGTTAAGGAAGTGTCTGGAGGGATATTGATGTATGAAAAATCAGGAACTGTTGTCTCCGTTAATACAAATAGCATTACTGCCCGGGTAATGTTTGAGGACCTGGACGGTTTGATATCAGACGAACTACGAGTCGTCGGAATAGGTTGGATGCCAAAGGTGGGCGATGAGGTATTCTGCAGCTTCACTCAGGAGAAAAAGGGTTTTATTATCGGTCCTATAGCCGGGGGTGATTAATTATGGCCAAAATAGGGACGTTCGGCGACATCGTTTTTGAGGTCTCAACTTCAAAGACGAAAACTTTTAAGGAGTTCGAACGGAGTGGATCCGCGCGCTGGAATGATCACGAAATACTTGGCAAAAAACCAAAGTCTGAATTCTTAGGTCCAAGCCTTGAAGGAATCAGCTTTACCATTCTCTTTAAGGTTGAACTTGGAATCAACCCAATCAAAGAAATAGAGAAGTTACGAAAAATGCGAGATACCGGAAAGGCAGCTTCGTTTGTGATTGGGGGAAAGCCAATCTCAGCAAATTTTTGGACCATTAGGGAATTAAACGAGGCACACCAATTAGTGGACCAAAATGGTAATTTACTGGCGGCCGAGGTGAAAGTGGATTTAAAGGAATATTATATAAAGCCTAAAACTGCAAAGAAACCTACTCCAAAAAAGACAGCTGCAATTCCCTCAAAAAGAAATAAAACTTTAGGAAAAATCACCATCACTGTAAAGTCTGTAAACATCCGGAGTGGCCCTTCTGTCTCCAATAAGATTATCGGTTGGGCAATGAAAGGACAATTTTTTACTGTTTATTCGGTTAAAAACGGTTGGTACTCACTTGGGAACGGCAAATACATCACAGCCAGCCCGAAGTATTCAAAATTGAAAAAGAGTTAATTAAGGGGTGATTTAATGCAATATGCAGTGCCCCCATTTAAAAAAGTGGACTTTGGGGCAACAGGCGTTGAGGAAATACTTCAAAATGTTTCTTTTATTCTATCAACAATGGCTTTTAGCTGCCCTATGGATAGAGAATTTGGTTGGATACCTGATATCGACACGCCTATTTTGGTAGCCAGAGCAAATAATACAGCAAGATTAATTCACGCTATACAAAACTATGAGCCCCGGGCTGTTGTTGATGAGGTGCAAACTAGCGGAAACGCTCTAGAGGGTGAGATAAAGGTGATTATAAGGGTGAAGATAGATGAATCGATTTAATTTACCGGATATCAATTTTTTAGAAAAAGACCCTGAAGCCATTGAACAAGACATGCTTTTATATATTGAAGAAAAGACCGGTATCACTCTATCTAATGCTGATCCGCGAAGGAAATTTCTCCAGGGGCTAGTTTTGTATGTCGTACAAGAAAGAAATAATCTTGATTATGCTTTAAAACAAAATTTACTTGCTTATGCAGAGGATGATTTCCTTGATCATCTCGGCGAAGGTTCTAATACCCAGAGGCTTGATGAAAAAGGAGCAGAAACCATTATTGAGTTTACACTCGAAGAAGGACGAGTTTCTGTATTGGTTGTTCCAGCAGGAACGCTTATTTCTGTTGGGGCCGATATGTATTTTGAAACGATTGAAACTGTTGAAGTTCCGGTTGGACAACATTCTTTCTTAGTTAATGCAATATGCACCGAAGCTGGAGAAAAAGGGAATGGATATCTTCCTGGTGAAATCGCAACCCTGGTTTACCCATTACCATGGGTGAAGGAAGTAAAGAACATCACGACCAGTGCTGGAGGAGCTGAGGTTGAGGAGAATGATCAATATGCTGATCGTATCCGGTTGGCTCCGGAAAGATTCTCTGTTGCAGGTCCTGCTGGTGCTTATGAGTATTGGGCTAAAACAGCCAGTTCGGGGATTGTGGATGTGAAAGCTTTAAGCCCCTCCGATGGGGTTGTTGACATCAGAGTGCTACTTCAGAACGGACAACTTCCGTCTCAAAGTGTCCTTGATGCTGTTCTCGCTGTTTGCTCCGATAAAACAAGGCGTCCACTTACAGACAAAGTCACAGTAGGAGCCCCTGATACTGTACTTTATGATTTGAATATCGAGTATTATGTGGCCCAATCAAACTCGGCAGTTTTGAACTCAGTTCAAAGTCAGGTTCAGAAAGCGTTCCAGGATTATTTGATATGGCAAAAAGAAAAAATGGGTAGAAGTGTAGATTTAACTGAATTGATTGTCAGGTTAAAAGAAACAGGAGCATCCCGTGTAGTTGTCAATTCCCCTATGTACATTGAACTTGATAGACACCAGGTAGCAAAAGAAAATACTGTTAACTTGGTATTTAGGGGGCTGGCAGATGGGTAGTTTAGCTGTTTTTAATATAACTAATCTTTTGCCTAGTAGTTTAAAGAGCGACTCATTTGTTGAAGCATTGGCGGGAGCATTTCAAAAGGAAATCCGAAGTGCTTACCAGGAAGCTGAATCTTTAGCAAGCTTAAATGAAGTCGATCGTTTACCTGAGCCCCTTATGGATTTTTTGGCATATCAAAAACATGTGGATTTCTATGAAACTACTTTACCAATAGAACAGAAAAGAGAACTTGTTAAAAAGGCACAATTCTTCCACCGAATTAAAGGAACTCCAGCAGCAGTTGAAGAGTTGATTTCGGCCGTTTTTGGTGAAGGGAAAGTGGTTGAATGGTTTGAGTATGGAGGTCGTCCATATACTTTTAAGGTTGTAACAAGTAACTCTGCTGTAACTTTGGAAAAGGCCGAGCAATTTATTAGGGCCTTAGATTCTGTAAAAAATGGTAGGTCTCACCTTGAAAAAGTAGAGGTGACACAGTCAGAGGGTACAAGCATTTATTATGCTGGCGTTATCCATATCGGCGAAAATTTGGAAATAAAGCAGGTGATGTAAATTGGGTGCATTCGGTGGACTTGTTATGACGAATAGAGGGCGAAATCTTCAGGCAAAGGCCCAAACGGGGAAGCCATTGAACTTTACTCGAATTGCTATGGGTGATGGGCAGCTTAGCGGATCTTCAATATTAGATTTAAATAGTATGCGTAGTGAAAAGAAATCACTTGAAATAAATAAATTAAAGAATCTGGGAGATGGGAAGGTAGCAATTGGTGCCATTTTTTCTAACCAGACGGTTACAACTGGTTTTTATTTTCGGGAGATTGGTTTGTTCGCTATGGATCCGGATATCGGTGAAATACTCTATTCATACGGTAATTCTGGAAACAACGCTGAATATATACCTGCCCGCAACGGAGATGAGATTATTGAAAAGAATATCGACCTTATCACCGTAATAGGGAGTGCAGCAAATGTAACAGCTACTATTGATGAAAGCTTGGTAGTAGAAACTCAAGTCGGTGCTCAGAAGAAAGCCGACGCTGCAAAGGCAGAGGCAATCGGTTTTGTAAAGTCTTTCGGGCTTGGGGATACAGTACAGGCGGTTGAAAGGCTTAGTATAGGAAATGACTTAAACAACCTAAACGCGACAGGCTTCTACTCGGGGACCGCGCTAGTAAACGCCCCGGACGCGACTAGCTTCTTCTTTGTCCAGCACTTTAAGAATTCAGATAACGTAGCTATGCAGATCGCGTCGCGCGGGTCGGCTGATATTGTGTATATACGTCGTAAGCAGACTACATGGTCTGCATGGGTACCGCTAGCGACCCAGGACTGGGTACAATCTTTCGGGATTGGAAATAAAACCCCTACGATTGTAAGTGATCTTAATGACGCAACGACAACGGGCGTTTATGTCTTTACTAATACGACTTTAAATACTCCATCGGCTAATCAGTACGGGACCGTCTTAGTTACAAACAGGACTGCAGACCGTATTTCCCAATTAGCATTTTTGATAAGCGGCGGTCAAATTCCTAAGTTGTATATTCGGGTATTCGGGAGTGCTGGATGGGGCGACTGGGCTATCATAAGTGATAGCGGCGCGCCTTCATGGACAAACCTTCCATTGCAAAACGGAGCAACATCAAACCCGGGATATCCGGTCCAATACACAAAAATAGGCAATGAAGTGCGTTTGCGCGGAATGTTAAATGGAACTGTTGCAGCAGGAACGGTTTTTGGCACTTTGCCAGTTGGATATAGGCCGGGCGCACCTTATATGTATTTAACGACGCATGATGGCACTACGGCATTGTCAGCAAAAATACACATTTCTGCTAGTGGGGTTATGACATTGTTATCAAAAACCGGGGATACTCATGTGACGTATGTTAATACTGATTTTATTACATGACAGTAGGAGGTTGAAATATGATTGCGCTCAAGTTCGACATAAAAACAGGTGCATGGATGCCGGGAGAAGAATTACAGCTAAAGGAAGGGCAAGAGATTCCAAAAGGTTATACAAACAAACCAATTCCGGAGCCGAATTGGAAACCGATTTTTAAAAATGGCGAATGGATAGAAACCGCAACAGAGGAAGAAAAAAACCCACCAATACAGCCGCCGCAACCGACGGAGATTGAAAAACGCCTTCAACTTGTAGAAAGTGCTCTGGATGAAATTCTTCTAGGAGGTGGCTTGTAATGGCAGCTTACCTTGGTCAGCGAATTATAGACGGGGCCCTTACTTATGAATATGTTGTCTCTAAGCGTCCAGACCTCAAAGAAGGTATCGACGTTTATTTAATTTCAAATGAAAAAGAAGATTTAATCACCAAGTGAAGAGGGGAGTGAATTTGTTTGTCGATTGTCCAGGAGGAGGATGTGATGGTGCGCGATCAAGACGTGAAGGAACTAAAGGATGGGATTAAGGAACTGGCCACGATGCTCAGAGAAGTCGATAAGACTGTAACCGTCCATACGGAAAAATTTAATACCCTTGGAAACATAAAGGAAACCACGGAACGCACATCGGAGAGTGCTAAGTCAGCCCATAAAAGAATTGACCAGGTTGAGTCCGAGTTTAGACAGGAGCTAGAGGAAATCAGGAAGACAAATGAAAAACAGTTTAATGATTTTAAAGAATTGGTCGAGGCATCTAATAAAGTACACACGGAGAACTATCAAAGTATAAAGTCCTTCGCCTGGAAGGTCTTTTTTCTTTTTGCATCGCCTTTCGCTGTAGGCTTAGTGGGATTGTTTTGGCTCATTTTTAATAAAGGCGCAGGCCTAAAATAGGGAGTTGATTTAGTTGGAACAATTACTCGGGATTGAATTTACGGCATACGTTGCCTTGGCCGTTTTGCTTTATGCAATCCGACAAGCAACGGATATATCGAATCGGTTTATTCCGCTATTAGCTGTAGTGCTTGGCGTTACCTTCGCAATCATGGAAGGGAACGCTTTTTCTTTTGCTGTTTTGGTTGAGGGACTTAAATACGCGCTTTACGGGATTGGATCAGTCGCAGGTCTTAAGTATGCACTTGAAAAGAAAGGTGCTGGAAAACAATGAAAATCATTGAGAGGTTTCTGACCAAAAACAACTGTTTTAAAGCTGGAAAAAAGATTAAAGTTAAAGGGCTAATGCTACATTCTACTGGTGCAAACAACCCTAAGCTTAGCAGGTATATCCAACCTGATGATGGGATTCTCGGTAAAAACCCAAATAACAACGACTGGAACCGTCCTCAGCCAGATGGGCAACAAAAGTGTGTTCATGCTTTTATTGGTAAAGACAAAAATGGCGTTGTTCGAACTTATCAAACGTTGCCTTGGAATCATCGTGGTTGGGGTGGCGGAGGAAAATCCAACGATACCCACATACATGTGGAAATCTGTGAGGACGATTTAAAAGATCCGAAATATTTCAAGGAAGTATATAGGGAAGCTGTTGAGTTATTCGCATATTTGTGCAAGGAGTTTCCTTACCTCATCCCGGATAAAGATATTATCACTCACTCTGAAGGTTATAAAATGGGGATAGCTTCTAACCACGGAGATGTCATGCATTGGTTCCCGAAGCACGGGAAAAGCATGAATACATTTAGGGCTGACGTTAGCAAAGCCCTGGAGGAGGAAGCCGTCCTCAAAAAAGGAGCAAAAGGTGACTCGGTTAAAAAGCTGCAGAATGAATTGATCACGGTTGGGGAAAAGTTGCCAAAGTTCGGAGCTGATGGTGATTATGGCCAGGAGACAGAGAATGCAGTCAAGGCCTTTCAGGCACGTTATAGTTTGACAGTAAACGGAATAGCTGACAATGTCACTCTGAACAAACTGGCAGAGGTATTAAAATCTAAAGTCACTTCAAAGCCTGTACCAGCCCAATCTAAACCAGCACCGGCAAAGCCTGCTGCAGCTCCTAAACAGTTTCTAATCAGGGTGAAAGCTAATAGCCTTTACTACTACACAAAGCCAGATTGGAATGCTAAGGCGGCTATTCCAGTTAAAAAGGGAACCGTCCTTACGGTGGTTCAAACGCTCACTGTAGCCGGCAGCAAGATGTATAAGCTAAAATCAGGGACGTACATCACTGCGAATCCAAAGTATGTTGTGATTGTAAAGTAACCATTGGAGAAGCCCTTCCCGGTTATCGGGAAGGGCTTTTTAAATGGAATTTTTTTTATTAATTTTCAAAATTGTCCTTATAGTGAGGACTTATTTCAACCTCGTCTAGGTTTTCATAATCAATCCCGCCACCATGTCCATCATAAGCTTCAAAGGATATCCTAGCAGGTATTCTTTCTCCTAGAAATTCTTCTTCTTCAAATATTGAGATTTCAACATAGTCGACATTATCTTTACTCAATTCGGTAACCTTTTTGAGCAGGTCGGACACTTTCACTGTTATATTCAT